GGTCTTGGGGGGCGCAGAGAGAGTGTTAAATGAATAAAAACCACTCTCTCCACTATTTTGCCTTGCCCTATGAGTATCAACAAACATAAGGAGGTAGGACAAGGCAACGTTCATGTTAGGTGAGCCTCCGTAATCACCAAATCTTTTTTACGCTTATCCGCAAACTTGCGAATCACTTTACCGTTGCGGTGGTAGATATCTGTGTAGTCTTCACCTAACGGTTGGTTAACGCGACGTACAATAGCAGTTACTCGGTTCATATCTCTTTCGTAGTCAAGGTAAACCCTGCGTTTTTCTACTGCATCGTTGTGCTGCGTCATGTTTTAAAAGCTCCCATAGGGAAGAACTCCATGTAGGGCTCTTGAGAGTAGCCTTCTGGTAACCAGCTAACTAGCTCGTCTTCAACTCGACGCGGATGGTAACTGGCGTCAGTTGTGGCACCTTTTTCATCATAACCCACTATAACCGCCTTACCAGCGTAAGGGTAGTCCGTAGGATTCCAGTTAAAGTAGCGGTTAGGATTTTTGAGTAAACCCTCGTCATCTACTATAAGCATATTGTTAGTATCTAGCGTAACAATATCAATCATATTAACCTCCATCCACTTTTTAATCTCCTCCATATAAGAGTTGCGTAGCGGATACGCGATGGTTATTTTTTCTTTAAAAGGGTCAATTAAAATACATCTTAACCCATTAGCTTCTTCTTGCATAACTACCTCCTTGTAGTAAATTAGCTATAGTTAAATAATACGTAAGATCAATAAGATAATAAAGGAAGGTGGGGCGATAATTAACCCCACCTTTTGAGGAGGTTTTAGGCGACCTCAAGAGTTTTGACTCTTTCAATGTCGTATCTCAAGTCCGCCAAGGTGTATAAACCACTAGCAATAGCCTCGCTAATAGTTTTACCTGTAACAGCTTTGACACGTGCATTGTTTGCCTCGGCTGTTACTGTTTTCCCTGTTGCTTTTAATTTTGCTTCAGGGTCAAATTTACCGAACCTAGCTCTAGGTGTGGTAGTAGCAGTTTTAGTTTGAGTCTTAGCACTACTAAGCATTGACTTTTTTAAGGTAGCTGTTTTAGCCATAATTTTCTCCTAAAATGTGGTATATAAATATACCATACATATATGTTATATACGATCTGTCTAAAAGTAAAGTATAATCCTAAGGTTTTATTTGAACTTGTTGAGTGCCTTAACAGACACAGGAGCACCCCAGTTGTCTCCGCCTCGCCTTATGCGTAAGCCATTGTTTTTAGCTATTGAAAGATTGAGAGCGTATGAGTTAGTTTCTTCAAAAAATTCTGCTTGGGCAAGTATGTCTGGGTCAACATAGTATTCGTCGTAAGAGCCAGCATAAGCACTAGTAACATGCTCTCCCTCATAAATACCAGCAGGACCTCCCTGTCCCATACCTGCTGCTTTTAATACTGATTTATTGTTTTCGTAACCTTGTTTCTTTGCACACCGCTCTGAACAGTACTTTCTGTAACGCCCCTGAGATGTTAATTTGAATGATGAAAGTGGAGCGTCACAGAATGCACAAAACTTAGACATCGCCCTGAGAGTCATATGATATGACATTGGTTTTTTCAAAAGGAGGGAGACCCTCAGGACGCTGTGTTCTTTTACCACAATTTTCACACTCAAACATGTGTTCAAGTGTGCCTAGCTTAGTTATGTTAAAGCTGTTGGCGTAATTGTGTAAACATTTATTTGACATTGCTTTTTAATTCTATACTAGCTAATTCGTTAAATAGAGTATAGCCTGACACAGCTATTTTCACAAGCTCCATAGAGCCGTTAAGAGCAGCACCCTCTTGAGGGTCTGTTTCTTTTTCTAGTATTTTATCAATAGCTTTTTGAACTGTATCTACAGCGTCTATAAGTCTAGCGTTTTCTTCTTTCATAATAGTCTCCTAATTACTATTTATATAAATATACCCTACATCAACTAGAACCGCTAACTTCATCGTACGAGCTTTCTTTTATGTCGTAACTGACTACATCACGTGTTAATACGTCGGCATAGTTTTGGTTTGGGTTAGTGTATACAGCGTTGCTTTGTGTTTCTTGAAGGGTTATGCGTTTCTCTAGTCTACCGAATTTACCTTCGTTGGCTTTCATGAGAGCATGCTCAGGGGAAGTGGCGTTAACAGCGTAAAAGTCCACTTGCATAATTGTGTAAGGCACGTAATAAGTTTTAAGTTCTTTATTGATGTGTACGAGTTTGAGTTTAGGTTTCATGAATATTTCCTTTTATATAGTTAAATTAAGCCTTAGAACGTTGCCATAATAAAGCATGCTCAACCGTTAAGTTTACTAAATAGTTACATGGAAATAACTATAGAATTAAACATTTTCTTTATTAAAATTAAATTAGTCAAACGCACCTAATAACCAGAACACGAGCAGGTATCTATCGCCACTCTTAACTGGTAAGCCACGGTGCAAGTGCGAGAAGCTAGGGAAGAACAAAGCATGCCCAGAGGGTAAGGGGTCTACCACTCCGCGTCCATGAAACTCTGTTCCTCCCCCTTCATACTCTCCCGTGTTTAAAGGCACCACAACACTAATATCTGCAGACGTATCGTGATGCCACGCACCCTGATTCTTATCAGCTAAGTTGTAGTTCGCTATTTGTATTGAGCCAGGACGGTCAACGTACCGTTGCCAAATACTCATAAACACTGGGTTCATATAATTAAGCACCACACTCCACATATTATTAAACAGCTCGGGACAACGGTCATGGAGCGTAATCTCTGGTATCTGGCGGAGAGTGTCTTCGGTAGGGTTGACCTCAAAACCGAAACTCTGTTCCATATTCTTTATTTCGTCAAGCAGCATAGTGCAGAACTCTTGTGTAAACAAAGGTATAGAATACACATCCTTTACTCTTTCTTTTACGTACTCTTGAATAATATTTTCTATATTTACCTGAGCGTGTTTGTCTTCGTAATTTTGGATAGCTGGTTCGCTTTCTTTAATTAACTCCACCGTAGTTTTATCCATACACCAATCACTGTGTACTCCTAAAAGGGTGTTCTTTAGGCGGTAGGGTGCGAGCTTTGAGTATTCTGGCATTTCTTCTCCTTTTTCTTTTTTGGTAAGGCAATTTTAATAACCTTATCAAGTCTGCCTCGTTTTAAAAATTTATCAAGTTTTTTCATAGTCCTGACCTAAAAGTTAAATTGATTCTTTCTTCAGCTTCTGGTAAATCTGGTACAGCGTGAGTGCTTCTCATTTGACTATGACCGTCAAACATAAGTACGTCGCCGTGCTCTAGTATGTAAAAAGTTTCGTTGACTATAAAGTTTTCACTAAAGAATATGTCGCTAGTGTTAGTATTACTCTTTATAACGTTTTGGTATTGACGCCATGCAAAAACTCTCGGACCACCGAAACTAATAGACACCACAATATCGTCTAAAGTCGGTACTGTATCGCTATGGTGAGGTATACCTTTTCCGTTAGTTCCGTAATATCCACAAAGACAAAACGTGAATTTGACCTCCTTGTCGTACACAGCAGAGGCTAAGTTTTCACAATGTTCTTTTATACTAAGCATACAACGGTGATTAGTCCACGGTTCAGGCTCCATAAATTTACCAGCGTACTCAAAGGGTGAATCACCAAAGCCACGCGATGGTCTTCCGTAAACCATACCGTTCTTAGTTTTACGTACTACAGGTTCGTCCCAGTGATCAAACTCTGGGTTGAAGTGTTTAAGTGCTCCCTTTAGGTAGTGTATATTCGACATGTTCTGCTTCTTCTTTCTCTAGTTCTATAACGGTGCCAGTGGGTAGTATACCACCAGTTTCGTGATAAAGTTGTTTCATACGTTCTAAAACTTCTTCTTTTGACATAACGTCTACACGGTTAACGGTCAACTCACTGCGGTTAACGTACAATCCTGCTGCTTTACCTCTAGCTACTTCCGCAGTAACTGCAGCAGACCACGCTCCATTACGCATAGCTCCTTCACGTATGTCTTTTAAATCTGTTAAATGAGTAGCTAAATCTAGTTCTACTTTTTTACTCGCTTTTTCTTGCAGAGCTTTTATTTTGTCTTGTACGTGTGGGTTTTCTTTAGAGGCTAAAACGTACCCTGCTTTGAGAGCGTTCTTCTCGCTGTACCCTGCGTCAATAGCAGCGTCTTTTTGCGACATGCCTTTTGCGACGTTCTGTGCAAATTTTTCTTGTTTAGGTGTAAGTTTTTTCTTTTTCATTCAGGTCTCTAAATGCTAACAATAAACGTATATTATTATTTCTACGTTCTAAAAACTTTTCTTGAGTTTCGTTATTTTTACTAAGCAATAACAGTTCAAAAGGAATAGCATATTCCTGTTCTCTGTAATACTCCTCTATAGTTTTTATAGACATAGACATAGTATAGCTTAATTCATAGCGTGTAGTTTTTGATTGTCTACATCATACACAGATAATTTTTGGTAAATATGCATAGGACAATCTAACATTGCTTCAACTACTAACGTGTCGTTGGGACAAAGAGGTCCCACAATTTTCAACCGCACATGAGGGTCTACCTTTTTACCGTGAGCATGTTCATGAATGGTTAACGGCAGAGCTGGATACAAAGTAGTTTTAGGGTCATAACCAAACTCTTTTACAGTCTTAAAAAAGTTCTCTAGTATTAACGTTCTGTTATAATCTAATTTGATAGCTTCAGCGTTAGCTTTAACTAAATCATCATAGGTCATAACTCTTGGGTCGCTGTAAAAATCTTCCATTATTGTATTCTCCAAACTCTTAACATTTTATCACCGTCTTCATAAACAGTACGTGTCGTTAATTTAACACGGTGTCTTTGGTTGTATGCACTGGCTGCAGTGCGTAGTCTTATAACTTCCTTTTCATCATCAAAAGGTATGGCAAAACTATCACCAATTTCAAGCCTGTGAAAACTCCACTTCAGTTTAAAGTTAGGTGGGGGTAGTTCTATGTTTTTATCAATTTTAGGTTCCATAAGTCTCTCCTATATATAGGTTATATATTAATATAAATCGTATTAAGAATATAGGCTAGATGTATAAAAATTTTAAAGCGTTTTAAGGCGTTGATGTAGTAACCCTATAGGTAGGTAGCCTTTATTAAATCAAAGCGTTACAGAGCGTTTACGTAAGCCTAGAGGCTATGATCGCTATAAAAAGGTACTTTATAAACTTTTAAACATCTGTATACGGATGTTTTATTTTTGACTGCTCTAAGTACCGCTTGAGCTATTTGATCTCGATGTTCTTCTATCCAAGTGTATAGACCTTCATCTTGTGCAAGTGGGTGTTTTGTATTTACCTTCACTAGAAGTCGTGCTGGTGTACCTTTAACTTCCTTTGGGTTATGGTAAACCATTTCCCAAAGGAGTTCGTAGTTGTCTTCAGCCTTTCTTAACATATCCCAGTTTAATATCATACTTGATATCGTTAAGATTTAATACGCCTTTATCTAAAACATCCTGTATAGTTTTTATGCCTTCGTATTGTTTCATACGCTCTTTATTTTTAGCAGACATAGGAACTTTATCAGTACGCTTTAGTTTTTGACTTGTATCGTAAGGGTCACGAGCACTGACCACGTTACAATAATTATTGGGTTTAGGAATATCTACGTTAGTTTGATATTGACGTTTCATATCTTGTTCCTCAGGTGTTACAGCTACCTTATAGAGCATGTTCCACAATCTTTGTTGAGCTTCTTTTGCGTCAGTAAAATTTTTGACTTTACGTTTAGCTAATTTGTTGTAGATTTCAACAGCTTGTTTAACAGGCATAGAAGGTGCCATACGAACAGGGTCACCCAAAGAAGGATATCCCTGTTTTATAGTATGTAACTGTGACATGTAAACTTTCACCGCCCTTGAATACTCAGGAGCGGTGAAGCATATAAATTCGATATCGTTATGCTGCTTTGGCATATTCGATAGCTTTAGTCATAGCACGGTTTTTAAGACTAGCTCTAGCCCCAAACCAAGCGTTGTGCATAGCAGCGTCACGGTCATGACCCCACTTATGGTCAACTACGTAAGTAAGAGCGTTTACCGCACCCCACCATGTACCTTTAGAACTAGCCATATTAGCTCCAGGTTGTTGCTCAAGAGCCTCGTAAACCTTGTGAGGAGTACGTTGAAACTCTTCTAACGTTCTAAGTCTTGACTCAATAAGTTCTACGTCATCTGACTTACTATTTTCTAAACGTATCTTTTCTTGTAAGGCGAGTTTAGGTTGTAGTAGGTCAGCAATATAACTAACTACAGTATTGTCATCATACTTTTTACTACTTAAGAACTCAGCACTCTGCTTGTATTCTTCAAGGCGGTCACTGGCCAACCCTAAAGCCTGCTCGGCAGAAATAATAAGTTCAGTATCAAATACTTTAGTATGTGGCATTTTAAAAGCAGGTTGAGTTTTATCAGCTAACGCCATAGACAAAGTATTATTACAAACCACACGGACAGGCGTAAACCTAATCTCGTTAGACTTACCCCACTCATGGGACACGGACACTAGTAAGTAGCCCTCAATGCGGTCATCACCTGCTAAGGTAAAGCCGTCATTAATTTCAGCTAACCCCCATATCTGCCTACCACCACGTAAAGAACCAGCGGTGTGCATATTCATATCACCAGCGTCTGTAAACTTTTTAAAGAATGTAAAAGCCTCAGCGTTCTGAGTGGGTATGAACCTTTTACCACAAGGTCCTAAGATACTATTATCACTGTCACGTACTAGCATGTAGTGATCGTCAGACATAATAAGGTCGTCAGCTTGTTCACTGTCTGCATTATTATATGTGAATATATTACGCTTACTCACTGACCAATCAAGGTTAGCTTGTTTAAGCATTTCTTCTGGGGTAAGGTCGCTACCGACCTGTACACCTAGCCCATGCCAAGGTACTTCCCCAGCGTAAGCCATAGTCTCAATATTATGAGCCATAATTTTCTCCTATAAATGCCTAGCAACTATTTACTAGGTACTTATAGTTTACTTAGATTTACTAGTGATTAAAGGATGATCTAACTATTCTTAAACTTTTTAACCATCTCTCTTTTTTGTCTAGGGAGGTAGTCTTCCCAACACCTAATAACTATCAGTTTCTTTTCGACTTCTGAATAGCTATTCCATTCCCTAATCTCTGTGGCAGTCCTACCACATCCTTTACAGGTACGAGTGCCCCACTGAGTGACAGTACAAATACCAATGCAAGGGGAGTCATGAAGAGAAGTAGTTTCATGCAATAACTTTTGTGTCATTCTTACTCCTTATGAGACGAATATCATGGCTTGACAGCCAATCTCTCATGAGTCTATTACGTTCTATTGTACTAAGAGTAGTATCATTTAGTAAAGTATTATATTTTTGAGTATATCTTCTATATCCTTCGTAATAATCTCCTTTACCTATTTCGTTGAACCGTACTATTTGCCAAACTCTTTGTTTGGTGAGTCCGTATTTAGTTCCTATTTCTTCAAGTGTGTACTCAGAGTTAAGACACAACATAAAAATTTCAAAATATTTTTTTCTTAATCTATCTTTATTACTTTTCATTAAAGTACTCCTTGTAGTCAGTAATAGCTTCACCCCAACTGACACCTACCTCAGCGTCAACCTTATTAGGCACAACTAACGGCACACACTCTGCCATAATTTCTATAATTTTTTCACAGGTTTCTTTTGAGTCAACTGATATATCAAGCTCATCATGCACTTGAGTATGAGCTAGAACACCCTCTTTATAGAGCTCAATCATTGCTTTCTTAGTCATGTCTGCTGCTGAGCCTTGTATTAATCTATTCATAGCTTTATAGGTATAGGCTCTTTTAATATGTGTACCCCATTTTTCTTCAGCTTCTTCACGCGGTAAAGGTAACTGACCAAACTCACCTGAAGGCTCAAACAAATTAAACCGACACTTACGTCCTAACACCGTAGTAATAAACCCACGGTTAGCTCCTAATCTAGCACATTGATCTCGTAAGCCTTTTATAAAAGGTACGCGGTTATGGTAAGTGTCGAATAGTATTTCTGCTTCGTCTGGTGAT